TGGATTTGTTACGCTAAACAATACATCCTGTGCTTCTGTTTTAAACTTGTTGTTGTCACCGAATGATTCTGGTTTATCTACGTTGGCTGCGATTGCTGAAGTTGCTACTGCAGTAGAACTAAATCCTCCACCAGTAAATACTACAGTTGGTGCAGTTGTATATCCAACTCCTGAATTTGTAACGTCAACACGAATAATTTTACTTATATTCGCTCCAGTTCCACGTACAGCAGTAGCAGCTGCACCAGAACCACCGCCACCAGTGAATGATACTGTTGGAACAGAAGTATATCCAGCACCCTGATTGCTAACTGTAACAGAAGTTACTTCACCATATGGTGTACGAGTTGTATTTGTATTGAACGTCTTTAGTGTTTCAAACGCATCAATAGAAGGAATACCAGTGTCAATTGCTTCAGAAGCATACTGGAAGAGTTCAATCTGTAGTTTGTAAACATAAAGTTTACCAAGCTGATAAAATGGATCTTGGTGTTGTACGAATTTAATTTCAAACAAACCTTTAGTCAACGGGAAATAAAGTAGATCACCTTCATTCGGACGAGTAGGAATATTAGTAACTCCATAACGACCAACTAATTGTTCCCAGCGTCTACGAGCAACTACTAATGTGGCAGACTGCTCCATCATTAAACCAAACTTTTGAATGAACGCACCCTGACCAGCAAAGGAATCCACGTTCTCAAAATACATTTCAATTGGGAATGATGATGTAAATTTGGATAGACGATCTTCACCAAGAATCTCATCCTTTGAAACCAATGTTCTCGGAATGTAAAACATCTCCTGACCAAAGATCTTTAACGATTCTATGATCAGGTCTTCAACTAGAAACTGTTCGTTCTTAGTTCCCTGCGTAAAATAAACATTGGTTGGCATTAATTATCCAAGGAAGAATTCAAGAGGTGCAGATTTATTTTGTAGTTCGTCTTCGAGATCTTTTATTTCTGTGGTGGCTTCATCATAAAGTTTATCACCATCAAGTGTTACGCCACCTGGAAGTTGAATACCAGAGAATTTCTTAAGATTGGTTGCCCATTGTTTCTTGAACAAAGCAGTTACGTAGTGCTTCAACCATGCTTCATTCCAAACTTTAATAAAGTCTGCAGGATTCAATGCACGATATGTTTCAACAACAATATGGTCACCAAGTGGAATGTCAGTTTCCCAGTTAATGTCAAGATACAAACGACCTTGTAAACGATTAAAACGATACAGTGGAAATCCATTTAACTCTAAGTCTAGCATGGCCAAGTGACTCATCACTGTTTTATAGTAAACGATTGAAGTTGACGACAAGTCATATAAGTCGTTCAAGCGTAATTGATACTGTAAGTCGAATAGATTCTTTGATGACGATGCTTGAGAGAATGGTAACACACGAGTAATACCGTATACCCAATCATCAACCGTAATGTATTTGTTATCATACTCACGTTTAGTTGCAGAAACCAAAGTGGCTGATTGTCCTGCTCCAGCGAGAATAGTTTCTCCAGCTTGGAAAGTTCCAGTGATGTTTCGAACTAAAAGTAATGTTCCAGTAGATGGACGACCAAGTTCTAATGAAACTTTAGCAGTTGCTCCAGAAGTCTGGCCAGTAACAATATCTTCTAATTGGAATGTTTGTGCAATAGATTGTTGTATGACAATTTCTGAAGCACGAATCTTTTGCTTCATGTAAAATTTTTCTATACCATCATAGTGGTATAGTTTGAAGTATTCTAACGCTTCGTCAAGACGATCTTCTAATTGGTCTTCATCTACGTTAATTTCTAGTACTGGTGCACCCAATGCTCTTAACGCATATTGTTTTAATTGTTCTCTAGTTCCGACTGCCATATATTATGCCTTAATTAAAAGTGCTGTTCCTTTAACGCTAATTGTTCCAGAAGAACATGAAGCTGAGAATACTAAATTACCACCAACTACTGCCCAGTTCAACGCATGGTAAGTATTACCTACCTGAATTTTAGTAATAGCAATACTATCTAAATAATCACCATGGAAGTAGTTTTGATAGTTGCCACTTGCATCTGCCGCATATGCACCTAAACTATATGGGAAGTAAATACCAGTCCCATCATGCATAACTAAGAACTCATACATCGCATACGCAGTACTGTTAGTTATCTGTATTGTATATTTAGCTCCTCTGTATGTCGTTGCAGAAGCTGAATATAAGGTTGTTGATGTTGTTATTCCAGTCTGGGATATCTCTACTAAATCAGAATATCCACCACCACCACCACCACCAGCAACAGTTGCCCATTGAACACCAGTTCCTGTTGATTGAAGAACTTGTCCGTTTGTACCAACTCCACCACCAGCAGTAAGAGTACTAGTAAGAATTGCAGCAGAAAGAGTTTTGTTTGTTAGTGTATCAGTAGTTGCAAGACCAACTAAGGTATCTGTTGCAGCTGGAAGAGTTAGTGTTCCAGACGCTGCAGCAGATGCAGCAATAGTAGTTGTTCCAGAAGAAGAGCCACTTAGTAACAAGTTTCCAGTAATACCAACTCGTCCGCTAAAGTATCCTGCGTAAGTAGTTACATTAGAATCGAAACTGCCGATTTGGCCAAATACACCTGCTCTAACTGTTCCGTTAAAATATCCAAGATGTCCACTTCCTGCTGAAGTGGTAGTTCCAGAAACTCCAGCTAAACCAGAAGTAGTTTGAAAAGTATTATTTCCAAGAATTGATGCAGCAGCAGCACCATTCGTTGCATAGATTCTATTGGTAGTTACACTTGCATTACCAACAGCTAAAAATCCTGAAGTACTTGTTGCATTGGCAAAAGTGGCAGTTCCAGTTAAAGCAGGAGAAACACTTAATACAGCACTTCCAGTACCAGTAATGCTAGCAAATTCGTTATATTCTGGATCCCAATCTGCTGCTGTTGTTAGTGAAGTACCAATACACCTACATTGAACAGTAATACCAGGAATTATAGTTATAACTAAATTCCCACCAGATGAATTAACAGTTAAATTACCAGTTGAAGCATTTTCAATCTCATAGGCAACACCTGCAACTAATGTGCTAGTAACAGGAAGAACAACTGTTTGTGTAGTAGAACCTGTGAATCTTTGATAATGATTACTTGCCGAAGTTAATGTAGTTGTACCAGCTGCTGTTGCAGTTGTGGTATAGCCCAGTTTGATGTTATCAACAACTGGAAAAGTAAGGGTTTTGTTTGTGAGAGTTTGAGTGCCAGCTAGAGTTACGACAGAACTATCTTCTGTGAAACTTTTAATGGTGTTGCTTGAAGTTTTGTAATACAGTTTTCCGTCAACATAGTTTAATGCTAACTCACCGTAATCTAAGTCGCCAACTAGCGGAACTTTTGCCGCTACTGAGGACTTCTTAAGAAGAACTTTATTCGCCATGCCCAAACCTTAAAAAAGGAAACAAAGAAAGGGAGTAAAAACTCCCATAATACTAACTACTTAGTAAGTGCCACCATCGATGTTAAATCCATCAAGAGTAGAAGTAGCTGCACCAGAACCAGTAATGTTAGTACCAATAAACATTGCCTTTGCAATAGCAAGACCACCAGACATAATAACACCAGCAGCAGTAGTGGTAGTTGCATCAGTCGTATTAGAGAATGTAGCAACACCAGAAGCAGTAAAACTACCAGTAAATGTTCCTGATAGCGCACCGCTATTAATAGTTGGGGATGTTAATGTCTTGTTAGTGAATGTTTCAGAACCAGCTAGTGTAGCAACAGTACCAGTAGTTGGTAGTGTTATGCTTGTTGTACCAGTAGTAGTTAATGTAGTTGCATGAGCACCATCGGTAGTAAGATTACCACCAAGAGTAATAGTCTTACCAGTATTGGCAACACCAGTGCCACCATATTGACCAGCAACAACAGAACCTTGCCAAACACCAGTACCGATAGTACCAAGAGTAGTGATAGTTGATTGACCAGCATAAGTGGAAGCAATATCAACAGAGTCATTATTAACAGTAATACGATCTGCAGTACCAACTACATCTAAAGTATTACCAGACTTAGTTAAACCAGCACCAGCAGTAATTTGTCCAGCACCAGAGAACTGTACGAATGTAATTGTAGTAGTACCGATAGTGATAGCACCATCGTTGGAAACTACATAACCATTATCAGCTTGTGTAGTACCTTCTTCAACAAAGAAGAATGTGCCTGGAGAAACTTCGATATCTGGAGAGTTGTCAAAGTCAGTTGCACGAGTCCATGAACCAGAAGCAACAACGTAAATACCGTTTTGCGAACCAGTGGTTTGATTCTTAACAAGAACACGATCACCAACAGAAAGCGCAACACCATCAATAGTTTGAGTATTACTTAGAGTAATATTTGCAGTGGTTGCAGCACGAACAGATGCTTTAACATCAAGACCATTTGATAGTGAGTCAACGTATGCTTTAGTAGTAAGATCGCTTGCTTGAGTTGGAGTAGCAGCATTACCAACACGCTTGCCACCAGCATCAACAATACCAGTTCCCGTTGGAACCAAGTTTATGTTATTGTTGCCAGCTGCAGCAGTAAAGGTTAGTGCAGCAGTACCAGTGATAGAACCATCTGAAGTTCCTGTACCACCATGTGCAACACCAATATCAGTGCCATTCCAAACACCAGTTGTGATAGTGCCAACACTGGTTAAACTAGAAGCAGTGACACCAGAATTTAAAGTAGAACCAGTTAATGTTGCAGCTGCTGCAGTAACAGTGATTGCTGCCGAACCATCAAAGTCTACACCATTGATTGCACGTGCTGTGATTAATTTAGTAGCAGTATCAGCATTACCAGTTAATGCACCTACGAATGCTGTAGATGTAACAGATACTAAACCAGCAATAGTTGTGGCAGTTCCACCAAGTGATATTGAAGTAGAACCAACAGTAACAGAACTATTTGTAAGAGAAGCGTTACCAATGCTTGAAATTGTATTGGTTGCACCAGAGATAGTCTTATTAGTAAGGGTCTGAGTGCCAGTGTTTGTAGTTACAGTACTATCAATATTGAAAGTAATATTGTTGTTTGATACGACAGAATCAAGACCAGTGCCACCAGAGAATGTTAGTGTATCAGTACCTAAAGTAACAGTATCTGTAGTTCCAGAATCGGCTGCGACACTTAATGCAGTAGAGATAGATACTGTACTTGCAGCAGTCAAACGACCTTGTGCATCAACAGTAAAAGTAGGAACTGCAGTTCCAGAACCATAACTACCAGCAGTTACTGCAGTATTAATTAGAGAAAGTGTAGAAGTGTTACCACCATCATTGTTGGTAACAAGAATTTGACCAGCAGTACCAGTTACCGCACCACCAACTGTATCGTAGATAAACTCAGCAAGAGTATCTGTTGTACCATTAATGTATGGATTATTAAGAACTAACTTACCAGTACCATTTGGAGTAAGAACAATATTACCATTAGTATCAGTTGAACTGATAGTATTAGTGCTACCAGTAAGAGTTAGATTACCAACATTAAGGTTATTGATTTTACTGTTGCCATCAAGAACAATCGCAGATGACGCAGTTAGCGTACCTGGAGTGTGATCCAACATATCGGTAAAGTACTTACCACCGACTACAAAGTGGTTTGCTGCATTACCAGCAGTTTCTGTACCTATACCAATGTAAAGTCTATCACCGCCATTTGAACCATTATCGGTTAAGGCTGAGTATGCTAATTCACCAGCAGCAAGGGTATTTGGATTACCTGATACTGACGATCTTTTTATGCGGATTATGCTTGCCATCTTTTAATCTCCATTTACTGTTATTGTTATACGATCGTTATTTTAATTTTAGCAACCGCAGTTTTTGTTATTTTAAAACTCGCCACCTTCCATGTTCTGCGAATCGAGCGAAGTAGTAGAAGTCCATTTATTTGTGTTTGTTTTATATACTAATAAGGCACCATTATTAAGAGTTGTAGTATCTACATTACCAATCGATGACATAGAACTAACAGTTATACCATCTACATTCGTCAAATTACTACTTGTTATAATAGTTGTACCGCCATCACTTGTGGTGGCAGTGATTACTGATTGGGTTGGATCATCTACAACTGCAATTATGTCTGCCATGATTAAATCTGCGTTATTTCTGGGGTTACTATAACAATACCTTCCAAGATTCTTGTTTTTGCAGTTGTAGATGTATTTGTGATTTCTATATCATAAAGATATCTACCTGCTGGAATCGCAGAAGTTTGTGTCGATGTTAGTTGTAATCTAACCTTACCTGTTGCAGCGTCATAAACGCTGGCAGTAAATGTATGATAAGTGGAAGAACCATAAGACTTTCTTATCTGAGAAGCAACGGTATATCCAGTTAAATTTAAAGCTGTGCCTGTAGCTGACGCTACAGTGATAATATTACTGTAAGTCGAACCTTGGTCTATGTATAAATTTGCTATCGATGCCACAGAATTCTCCCATTCTACTCTTTATTTATCGTTTTCATCACTGCAAAATAAATACCCCACTCTCGGTGGGGTATTGGCTACACGAGAAGAACCTTTACTCTACAGTTGGCCAAGAAGTAGAATCAATCGCTATAATTAGTTGAGTGATATTAGTAGCTGCAGCAATAGCTGTAGTTAAACGATTAGCCTCAGCAATAACAGCTGCACGATATGTTACCATATTAGCTGGTACATCTACGCTACGTTCAATCTTACGAACAAGCATCCAGTCAGATTGAGCAAGAAGAGAATTTGCTGTTTGATTAGTCTGGTCAATCCATTGAGATTTTAATCCCTTGGATTCTCCAACATCTCCTATGGCTTTGGCAGTCGCAGAATATGTAACCTTAACAATCTTTTCATCTTGATCGAATGTTGTTTGGTTTTCAGTGATTACATAGAAACGATCATCTTGACGATTACCGTAAGCTACATCATAGATACCAAGATCTTGTTTCTGATCGACTGTTAATGTTAACAGAGAATCTGGGCTATATTGTGTGCCATGCTTATCTTCCCATATTGTATATGGGGATAATATTTTAATAACCTGTACATCAGAAGTTTCCTGAGTTACTGGGTTAGTTACTGTTTCATTTTTTACTAAAGCGAACATTGTTATTTCCTCTTAAAGAATTCTATTATTTATTTATCGTGCGTTGCCGTATTTGAAAGGAGTTTCGGCAAAGGCAATATAGATGTAAGTAGATGCAGCATTATATCCAGTCCATGTATTTCTTATCTTAAATCCATTGGAAATTATATCCATATTTACATTTCCTGGAATAGCTTCAGCATTGTTCAGACTTGGGAGTATGTAATTAGTTACAGGATTTATTGGTCCACGAGTAGTATCCCATACCGCCCAATGTTCTACAGCACCAGTAATTCGTTTAATCATTACCCATTTAGGGCTAAACCCAGTGTAAACGTATGGGCCATCTGCAGCAGCATTTCCAGTATATGTGCCCATCTTACTAAACCCTGGAACTTCTGCCCATAGATATGCAATATAACTGGCAGAATCTGCATTTGTATTACCATCAGTGCCAACACTAAAGGAATAATTTCCTGGTGCTTGGCTATTCCACATTGTTGAAAGAGTAGCAGGTAAGGCTGTTGTATTTAAAACCAGATACTCTGTTGCTGCTATACC